TTGACGCGACAAGCCATATCATGAAGTTTACCGATGATGCTAAGCTTTATTTTGGTGCTGGCAATGATTATCGCTTCTATCACGATGCAACAAACTCATATATTGAAAATTACACTGGTAACCTTTACATTTTTAATGCTTCTAATGACAGAGACATTCATCTCTCAACAGATGACGGCAGTGGAGGTACAGCTGATTATGTTCATTGTGATGGCAGCACTGGTGCAGTAAACATAAGCCACTACGGCAACATAAAGTTTGTTACCACCTCTGATGGCGTAAAGATTACTGGTGGACTTCAGGATAAAGATGGACAACTTGGATCTTCCGGTCAGGTTTTAAGTTCTACTGGCACTCAACTTAACTGGATTGATGCTGCTTCAGGACCTCAAGGTGCTCAAGGTGCCACTGGTGGTACAGGTCCTACAGGTCCAACAGGACCTCAAGGAAGTCAAGGTCGCCAGGGTGCTACAGGTGGCACTGGTCCTACTGGACCTCAAGGTAATCAAGGTCGCCAGGGTGCTACAGGTGGTACTGGTCCTACTGGTCCTACTGGACCTCAAGGTAATCAAGGTCGCCAGGGTTCTACTGGATCTACAGGACCTACAGGTCCTACAGGTCCTACAGGTGGCACCGGTCCTACTGGACCTCAAGGAAGTCAAGGTCGCCAGGGTTCTACTGGTTCCACAGGTCCAACAGGACCTCAAGGAAGTCAAGGTCGTCAGGGTTCTACTGGTTCCACAGGACCTACTGGACCTTCTGGATCTACTGGACCCACAGGTCCTACCGGTCCTACAGGTATAGTACAGATTGTCCAAGCGACAAAAACAAACACTTTCTCAACTACCACTACTAATAGTTGGATTGATGTTACTGGATGGTCGGCAAGTATAACACCAACTTCATCATCAAATAAAATAATGATTATTGCTACGGGCAATACAAGTCTTGCTTCTACTAATGATTTTGCATACCTTAGATTAATGAGAGGAAGTACGGCTATATACCTTGGCGACACTAGAGGTAGTAGTACAAGGTGTTCTACGGACATTTCACAGCAGACGGCTGGAACTCCTTTCCTTCTGACAGAAAAAGTTGCTATAAACTATCTTGATTCTCCCTCTACGACATCATCTACAACTTATAAATTACAAGTCAGAATGACATTAGGTGATGGGGTACTTATTGGTGGAACTTGGAGTACTAGCGATGCTAATAGAAGTAGTACACCAACAAACATTATTCTCATGGAGGTTTCATAATAATGAATATTAGACAAGCACTATTAGAACTTGCTCCTGGAGCACAGTGGACACTCAATGGTGATGAATATAGCGATCTAGTATGGAATTCTGAAGACATTACTAAACCAACCGAAGCAGCAATCACCGCAAAGATTGCCGAACTTAGTGATGCTCAGCCAATGGAAGATCTCCGCAGAGAAAGAAACCGTCTGATTGCTAAATCTGACTGGATGGCAAATTCTGATGTAACGATGTCTGATGCATGGAGAACATACCGTCAGGCATTGCGTGATCTGCCTGCTAACACTAGTGATCCTGCCAACCCAGTCTGGCCAACAGAACCTTCATAGTCCTTGAAAATCCTTGACACTCATTGACCAATAGAATATAATGACCATATATCATTTTGACTTGAATGGATTATAAGTTCAGTATTATTACACCAGCACATAAGAAGACTCCCTACCTCAAAGAACTTTACGACAGTATTGTTGCCCAGACCTATGAGAACTGGGAGTGGGTCTTGTGGTTGAACAACGCCCTCTATGAAGAAGACCTTGAGGAAGAGATTCGTAATGATGACCGTGTTGTAATTTACCGCACGGAAGACCCTTCAACCAGTGTCGGGTATCATAAACATCATGCCTTCCACAAAGGTGAGGGTGATGTTCTGGTGGAGGTTGATTCTGATGATATTCTGATGCCAGAATGTCTTGAAGAGCTTAATAAGGCATATCAGGATGAAACCATCGGGTTTGTTTACACGGATGTGATTCCATATCACATGACTGATGAGTTTGTTCCTTATAATCCTGATCATGGGTGGACCTACCATATGATGAAATGGCGGGACAAAGACCGCTATATCATGCATTCATGGCAACCAACTAGTCATGCCTTGTCTTATATTTGGTATGCTCCAGACCATGTGAGGTCTTGGAGAACAAGTATCTACCGTGATATTGGTGGACACAACGTTGACTTGGATATTTGTGATGACCACGAACTGATGATTCGTACATACCTGGTAACAGAAATGTTCCTGGTTAATAAACCACTTTATGTGTATCGCATCACAGGAGACAACACTTGGTTAGAGCGTAATCAATCAATCCAAGAAGAGACTAGACGACTTGGGCATCTGTGGTCTCAGTCTCTTGCTGAACGTGATGCTGATAAGAAAGGATTATTGAAAGTTGATATTGGTGGTGGTCTTTTTCCTCGTGCTGGGTACATGACTATTGACCAAGAGGGTGCTGATATTACTTGTGATTTGAATGAAGGTATTCCTCTTCCAGACAATAGTGTTGGTGTCATCAATGCTAGTCACGTCATCGAACATTTGAGAGATCCTATCAAAACAATGAGGGAGATCCATCGTGTTCTGGTTCATGGTGGATGGGCGTTTATTGAAGTTCCTTCCACTGATGGTCGTGGAGCATGGCAAGATCCCACGCATGTCAGTTTCTGGAATGAGCATAGTTTCTGGTATTATACAAACAAGAGTAAAGCACAATTCATTCGAAATAATGACATCAGGTTCCAGGCATATCGTCTTGATACTTTTGAAATGTCACCACATATTCCTTGTGTCGCTGCTCACTTAGTTGCCATCAAAGACGATAGTTATCGTTTCCCAGGCGAACTGCATATTTGATGAATAGTTTTCCCTATGATCATCTTGTTATTGATGACTTCTTTCCATTAGATAAAGCAAGAAAATTATCTCAAGAGTTTCCTGAGTATGATAGTAATTCTTGGTATCAATACAAGAATCCATTAGAGAATAAAAAGTCTAATAATAACTGGTGGGACTTTCCTCCAGAAACTTACAAGACTTTTTGTTTTCTGAACTCTTGTGAGTTCTTGAATACTTTGCGTGAGAAGACTGGTATTCAAAAGTTATATCCTGACATTGGTCTTCATGGTGGTGGATGGCATATCCATGGTCGTGGAGGTAAATTAAACATTCACCTGGATTATTCTATTCATCCAAAGTCGGGTCTTCAAAGGAAACTAAATCTTATTGTATATCTTACTGAAGGATGGGAAAGTGAATGGGGTGGTGGTCTTGAGTTATGGTCACATAACCCAGATAATAAATTACCTTTGAGGAGAGAGAAGACTATCCATAATGTCTTCAATCGTGCTATACTATTTGATACCACACAGAATTCGTGGCACGGTCTTCCTCAACCTCTATCTTGTCCCGAGGGAGTGTATAGAAAAAGTCTGGCAGTTTACTACATGACTGACCCACCAGTCAAAGCAGATCCCAGACAAAGAGCACTTTACGCACCAACAGAAGATCAAAAAGACAACCAAGAAATTTTGAAGTTCATCCAGACAAGAGTAAAATATGGCACATCCAGAACAGCGTGAATTTATTCTGAAAGTAAAAGAAAAGTATCCAGAATTTTTCAAAGGAAAAAAAGTATTGGATATTGGAAGTTTAGATATCAATGGATCTGCTAGAGATTTTTTTGATGATTGTGATTATACAGGGATTGATGTTGGTGAAGGTAAAGGCGTAGATATTGTATGTCCAGGAGAGGAATGGGATGCTCCTGATGAAACTTATGATGTTGTTTTATCGGCAGAATGTTTTGAGCATAATCCAAATTGGTTAGAAACGTTCAGAAACATGATGCGTATGTGTAAACCTGGTGGATTAGTTTTTTTCACCTGTGCCACACATGGTAGAGAGGAACATGGAACTACTAGGACCACACCTGAAGATTCTCCTTTAACTCCTGATAGGGATTATTATAGGAATCTGGATGAAGGTAATTTTACTGATGAAATAATATTTGAAGATTACTTTGATACTTATGAGTTTGATTCGAGAACAGAGTATCCTCAAGATTTATACTTCTATGGAATACGGAGTAATGTAAGAAAATTTCAAAAATATGTCTATCTAGATTTCATGAAGGATCATTGGAGAGATCTTATCATGATGATTGAAGATAATTATTCCAAACATATTGATGAGGATGATTGTCTTATTGTTGGAGCTTGTACAGAAAGAACTGTCAAAGAAATAAAAGAGTCTAATCCTGGAGCAAAAAGATATATCGTTTATCAACTTGAACCTCTCCATGAAAATCATTGGCATACTCCTGAAAAAATCATCAGTCATATGGAAGGTGCCGATGAAATTTGGGACTACGACCCTGATAATGTGAATTATCTAAGTCGTCAGGGTATAGAAGCAAACTACAAACCATTTTTATATTCGGAGAAACTCAAGAGAATTGAGAACAAACCTGAAGATGAGTTAGATATTGATATTTTATTTTATGGAGACCAAAGTTTGCCACACAGACTTCGAACTCTTAGAGAGATTTGTAGTCCTTACGTCGGTGTTAAAGAAGAAAATTTGGTGATGTTATGGAATGTCACTGGTAAAAAGTTAGATGATTATATTTCTAGGGCAAAAGTAATTTTAGATCTTCATACAAGTGAAGAGAATAAAGTTCAGAAACAAACACGACTTTTTTATGCGCTGATAAATGGGAAGTGTGTTGTTAGTGAAAAAAGTAAATACAATAACTTCAAGGATTTAATCATTGAAGTTGAGAGAGATCAATTGAAAGATAAGTTATTTCAAGTTCTTCGTGAAGATCAATGGAAAGAATATCAAAATAATGTATCGGAAAAATTTAAAGAAATGTCTACCACAGTGGAAAGAAGTATGAATGGCATCAGTGCCAAACACTCCAGAGAAACAGCGAAATTTTACACTGATAAGGCAAATGTTCACTCATATTCTGAAATTTATGATAAAATTTTAGAACCCTTTGCTGACAAAGAAGGGTCTATGTTAGAGATCGGTGTTTACAATGGTGGATCTATGCTGATATGGCAAGATTACTTCAGTAAAATGAAAATCTATGGGTTGGATATTAATGATAATGTTCCAAAAGTCGTCTCGAATAAATTCAATCAAGATAGGATTGATTATCAACTTCTTGATGCTTATTCTGAGAAAGCACTTGAGTATTTGATGAGCAAAAATCCAGACGGATTTGACATCATCATAGATGATGGCCCACACGAAGAAGAGTTTCAATTGCTAGGATTGGACATGTATCTAAGAAATGTCAAGAAGGGAGGACTGTATATCATTGAAGATATTCAATCTTTTGAAACGGTTCCTAAATTAATTAATAAAGTTCATTCAATGTTTGATCCACAATATGGATCTAACTATCGTATATCTCTACATGATCATAGAGGAACTGATAGGAAACGATTTGATGATGTTATCATGGTTGTCGAGGTTTAATTATGGAAAGGAAAACCAAAATTGTAATGATCACGATGTTTAAGAACGAATCTAAAGTGATTCGTAGAATGCTTGAATCGTGTTATCAATATATTGATTATTGGGTTGTTCAGGACAATGGATCTACTGACGGCACAGATCAAATCGTCAAGGACTTCTTTGAAGAGAAAGGTATCCCCGGACATTACTATCAGTGTGAAGAGGGTTGGGTTGGTTTTGGTTGGAACCGAGATCATCTCCTACAAACTTGTTTGAACCATGATCATGGATGTGATTGGATTCTTAAGATGGACTGTGATGAATATCTTGAGGTTGATGATGACTTTGACTGGTCATTGATTGATGATACTAATATTCAGTCATTTCATATCACAGCAGAGAATCCTGGATGCACTTACTATCGTGCCTGGATGTGGAACGCTCGTCTTCCGTGGCACTTTAAGCATGATGTGGCACATGAATGTATTGTCTGTGACATTGAGGGAATTGGTGAAGACTTCCAGCGAGTCAATCTTCCAAGGGGTCTACGCCAAATGGGAACTTGGGATGGTGAAAGCTACGCTATACCGACCAAATATATTAGCGATTCTTTAAAACTAGAAGAGCAACATATTCGTGAAGGAACTTTACTCACCGACACGTATCACTTCTGGTATGTTGCTAAAAGTTATCTTGATGCTTCATATGCTACAGTGTTTCCTCTTGGATATGAACAACAAAAGGAATATGCCAGAAGAGCGATCTTTTACTTTAAATCTTGGATGAATCATACGATTGATTATGATGCAAAAGGATACACGGGTGGTGTAAATGAGATGGCATATTACAGTCTTTATTGTATTGGTGAGATGTATAAATTGATGGGAGAATATGAAAAGTCTATTGAAAGTTATATGTTGGCAGAACCATTCTGTAATATCAGAAATGAGCATATTGTAGGACTGGCAGAATGTTATAGGGATATTGGTGACTTTGAAAGCATGAGATATCAAACTGAACGTCTTATAGATCCAGAGCGTAAACTCCCGTTCCCACAATGTTACTTCCTGGTTAATAATAGTTTCTATATTGACTCTGGTAATTATGGGAAAGAACTTCACCAACTTGCTTGTCAAACATCATGAAGTACATTCCGGTAAGCACAATTAATAGACAACCACAGAAGACTGTTTGGGTAGTAGACAACTTCTATGCTGATCCATATGCCGTAAGGGACTATGCTCTGAAGCAGGAGTTTAAACCTGAGATTGAATATTTTAAAGGTAGTCGCAGTATTGAACAATTCTTTGTTCCTGGGACAAAGGAAGCGTTTGAAAGAATCATGGGTATTAAGATCCGTGAGTGGGAATCTCATGGGATGTGTGGTAGATTTCAATTCTGCACTTCACAAGATCCTATTGTTTATCATAACGATGGACAGACATGGGCAGCTATGTTATACTTGAATCCTGATGCTCCATACAGCACAGGAACTTCTTTGTATGCTCATAAGAATGGCGCACGAAGAACAGGTGATCCGAACTTCAATGATCAAATTTACTCTGGTGGATTTTACGACAGAACTAAATTTGATTTAGTTGATTCTATTGGTAATGTGTTTAATAGACTCTTTATTTTTGATGCTCAGAACATTCATGCAGCATCAGAATACTTTGGACAGACAAAGGAAGATTCTAGACTTTTCCACATATTCTTTTTTGATTAATGAAATTTAAGGTTTACTCAAAGGCAGGATGCCCATACTGTGTTAAAGTAAAAGAGGTTTTGAGTAGAGTGAATTGTGATTACTCAGTCAATACTCTTGACCAAGATTATTCCAGAGAAGAATTTTATTCTATTTTTGGAGAAGGATCTACTTTCCCACAGGTCGTATGTGACGGTAAAAATTTAGGAGGATGCGTTGACACCATCAAATTCCTCAGAGAAGAAAAACTCCTCTGAACTTAGCATAAATAAATCCAAGACCTGCTCCAATCGCGGAGTAGATTTACTACTTAATGGAGGGAAGAAGAGACCAAAATCGTTTCAAATAAGATTTGAAAAGATGGTTTGCTTCTTCAAGAGGGAAGTAACTATCAATTTTGAA